CTGCGTCGCAATGGGAACAGAGGTCAGAGGTCAGAGGTCAGAGGTCAGCTTGCGCTATTTGACTGCATTGAGCGATTTGGAAAGCGGTGGCAATGATTTTAAGCGGGGAAGGGCCGGCGAGTTGGGGCGCTATCAATGCCTCAAGTCGGTGTGGAAGATTGAAGGCGGAAACCTGAAACCTGAAATGGCTACGAACCCGATCACGGCGGCGGCGGTGACGGTGAAGGTGATCCGGGGGCGCACCGGTAAGGAAATTTACGATCTGACGCCGGAACAGTTTGCGCGGGCCTGGCATTGTCCATCGGCGAAGCGGCTGAATCGCGAGCAGCGGGATTATGTGGAGCGGTTCTGCAATTTGACCAGAAAGACTGTAACAAACCAAAAAATCACCCTCTACACCAAATAAATTATGCCAGACGAAATTGAATCCTTTATGGACTTTGAACGTGCCCGGCGCCGGGCGTTTGATCGGGCGCAGTGGGAGCAGGGCTTCTATGTGTCGGCGATTCTAGCGGTGGGCTTTTTGCTCGGGCTGATGGCGCACTAAAAGAAGGCTGAAATCTGAAACTTGAAACCTGAAATCGGATGAACAACAAAGACGCGAAGGCGCAAATATGAGCCTGACGATCTGCAATGTGGGCGAAAGTGGAGACGAGGACTTTGATTTCTGGGAGATTCCGTGTCCGGCGGATCACTTCGCCGGGTTGGAGGTTGCCGAATCCGATGAGTTGGAGTTGCTGTGTCAGGATTATCACCGCTGTCAGCGGCAGAATTCGCAGCTTCGTAAAATCGCCCCGGCGAAGGCGGAGTTTTACCAAGGCCAGTGTGACATCGCCGTGGATCTGATCGAAAAGAAAATCAAGAAATTATTGAGCAACCGGATTGCCTATCAGTCGAGCATCAAAACCGCAGTCATTTTAACCAAATAACCCATGAAACTTACTATTCCCAAAAATGTGTTGGTGGAGGCGCTGAACCAGGTGAAGGGGGCCACGGGCAAGACGACGCTGCCGATTTTATCGTGCGTGCTGCTCCGGCTGGATAATTCCGAATTGTCGCTGACGTGCTCGGATTTGGATTTGACGGTGCGCGTGGTGGTGCCGGTGGTGTCGAAATCATCGGGCGCGGCCTGCGTGCGGGTGGCGCTGTTGCACGGGATTGTGAATGCGCTGCCGAAGTCGGACGGGGATATTTCGCTGGAGCAGGTGGAGGACAAGCTGCGGATTACTTCGGCCACGGGAGTTTATGATCTGGGGGTTTTGGAGGCGGGAGAATTTCCGCCGCTGGCCAAGGTGAAGGGGAAGGAATTCACTTTGGAGCAGATGCCGCTGGTGCAGATGCTGTTCAGCACGGCGGATGCGATGAGCGATGATGAAGGCCGCTATATTCTGAACGGGGTGAATTTGACGATGGCGGGCGGCGCGTGGACGGCGGTGGCCACGGATGGGCGGCGGTTGCATCGGGTTATTTTGGGCGACACCCAGCCGGCAGCGGTCAAGAAATCCAAAAAGTCCAAGGCTCCGGCGGCGGAGTTGGATTTGATTATTCCGCGTAAGACAGTGAAGCAGCTTTTGCGTTTGTTGCCGGTGGCGGATGTGGCTCAACTGACTTTGAAGGCATCGGCTTCGGCGGTGGAGTTTGAGGCGGGCGGACTGCTGGTGCAGAGCAAACTGGTGGAGGGAAGTTTTCCGAACTGGCAGCAAGTGGTGCCAGCGGCGGGCCATGCGGTGCCGGTGCAGCGGTCGGAACTGGCCGAGGCGGCGGCCCGGGTCGCGCTGATTGATGAGCATTGCGTGATTTCTCTGGCGAAGGGCTTTTCCAAGATCACGGCGGCGAGCAAGGGTAATGTGGACACTGGGCAGGAACGGTTGGGCATTCTGGAATCGGAGCCGTTCACCATCAAGCTGCAAGTAAAATATCTTTTGTCGGCGCTGGGATCGGTGGCGGAGGCGGAAATCGGGATGTGCTACTTGAATGCGACTTCACCGCTGGTGCTAAAAACCACGGCGCTGGATTGGCTGGCGGTCATCATGCCGATGCGGATGGACCAGCCGCCCACCAGTTTTGAAAAAGAGCAGCCGCAGTCTGGACCCACCGAGGAAGTGACTGAGGCACGGCCGCCGGAGGCGGAAGCTCCCGCCCAGCCAGAGCCGGATGTGGAAGTGGAAGCCAACGGCGATTTCAAGGATGGAAAGTTGACGGCCAAAGGCAAACGGAAGATTGCCGCCGCAGCGGAGAAACGCTGGGCCAAGGTGAAAGCGAAAGTTGTGACGGATGAAGAGGTGCAATCGGCCCGGGATCAGGCGGAAATGAAGAATCTGCGGGCGAAAATCAAGGCAAATTCGTCGGCGGTGCAGGACGAAAACGAGACCCGGATTCAGCAAGCCATCAAGGCGATTTCCGATGAGGGCAAATGCAGCGTGAGCCTGATTCAACGCTGGATGAATCTGTCATATTCGCAGGCGAATGACGTGCTGGATGAACTTCAACAGCGCGGGATTGTGGGCAAAACCATCAAGACCGGCAAAGGCGCCGGCACCCAGCCGATTTTGATCACGCTCAAAGATTAAACGCCAAACCGCACCAAATCACATGAGCGCGACACAGAAAAATAAAACGGCGGTGCCGAATGAGCTTTTGGCGCGGGCCTTGGCGCGGCGGCGCAAGACGCTGTTTCCGCTGTCGAGCCGGCAAGTCTGTGAGGCGCGCTGCCGGTTGGTTCAGCAACTGGCGGTGAATGATGGCTATTCCGCCCGCGAAGTGCGCCAGATTTTGAATTTGTCCGGGCCGGATGAGGCGCGGCGGTTGCTGGCCAAAAGCCAGAGGTCAGTTGTCGGAGGTCAAAAGCCAGAGGTCAGAGGTCGGAGGTCAGAGGTCAGGGGGAGGACGATATGATTCTTGATTTTAATCCGGCGGCGGTGGTGGCGGCGGCGATGGCGCGTGGTTTGGTGAAGCCGCCGCCGGCCGCGGATAATGGTCGGCTGGATGATAATAAAATCCATCGCTTGCGGATGAAGGCTCTGGGGCTGACGGCCCGGGGAACGGTGCCAAAACAGCGTCGTAAGATCGCGGCGCTGGCGCGGTTCAAGACGAATTCTCCCGAATATAAGCGGGCTTACGACTTGTTGCGGTCGGAGAAATTCCACGCGCTTGGGCTGACGAAGCGCGGGACGGTGCCGGTTTACAAAATCTCACTATGAACGAAATCATCCAGCAATGTCCGCAGTGCTACCGCTATTTGGTGGATGGCACGGTGGTGGCGTTGTCAATGGGTGACGCTTCGGCGGCGGTGGTGGCGGACCGGCTGGTGAGCCAGGCTTGCGGGTTGCCAGATTGCGAGTTGATGGTGCAGGTGATTCGTGAGCGGGAATCGAGCCGTCGGCAGCGGGCGGCGATTGACCGGATCACGCGCCGGGATCGGCATGATGCGAAGCGGGAATGCAGGGAACAGAGATCAGAGGTCAGAAATCAGAGGTCAGAAATTGCGCGGATGCCGTATAAGGACGCGGAGGAAAGGGATGAGACCGGAAACCTGAAACCTGAAGTGACTGCGGCACCGGCATCGTCGCCGTTTGGGGTGAATCTTGGGCAGGTTATCGAACATTCGATGTCTCAACATGATTTTCAGGCAAGCGGGCTCGCCGATAGCCAGAATGCCAAGCTCATCGAGTTTTTTTCGAAGCCGCACAATTTCGGTTTGTGGTTCAAGTCCACGATGCTCGAGGAGTTGAGCGGGGCGACGCGGATGAATAACCGCGCGATTGATCTGCGTCCGGTGTTCATTGAGCGCGGCCACTACATTGATAATTGCATGATGACGGATACGAACACGGACCGGAAGGCGAGCTATTACCGGGTGTGCAACATCGAGGATGCTCTGAGCCTGACGGCGGAGCAGAAAGCCAAGATTTTGGCCATGGATTGACCCAGATGAAAACCACATTTTCAATCAAACCACAACGGGCTGCGCGGAATATCTTTTGCTGTGCTGGCAAATATCGGGTGCTCATCACCCGCCGGCCTAAAAACATTTATGGTGGAAGATTTTCCAAGCTATCGGATGCCGTCCGAGTTCGCAACGAACTGGAAAAGACAGTGGCACCGTGCAAGCCGTGGCAAAACACACCGCGATTGAAGGTGCGCCGGACTCAAACCACGCTGCGCCTGGAACGCCGCGCCGCTGGCCTGTGCCAGTCGTGCGGAACTGAACCGCCGAAATCCGGCTGCGTGACTTGCCAGGGCTGCATGGATGCTATGCACGCCAAACGTAACCTGCGGCGGGAATTGTCCACTAACAAATAGCTGAGCCACAGCCGCCCCGAATGACCGCAACGCTGCCATCGCCAGAAGCCACCCGCCAACCTGAAGGCCGGGCGGCTGTTGTGCTCCAGCGTCTGGTTCGGATGCGGATTGTTCCGACGAGCCTCGAAGAAGCAAATGCCTACGTGACCGAGCATCACCGGCACCATGATCCAGTGACAGGCCACAAATATAGCATCGCGCTGGCCGACGAAGGCGGGACGGTGCGCGGCGTGGCCATCGTGGGACGCCCAGTGAGCCGCATGGCCGACAACGGCTGGACGCTGGAAGTGAACCGATGCTGCACAGACGGAGTGCCGAACGGCTGCTCGATGCTCTACCGGGCCGCCTGGCGAGCTGCGCGGGCGATGGGATACACACGACTGATAACCTACACGCTGCCGGAAGAAGGCGGCGGAAGCCTCAAAGGTGCGGGCTTCCGACTCGTGGGTGAACGCGGCGGCGGCAAGTGGACAAGAGCATCGAGACCGCGAGTGGATACGCATCCGACTCAAACCAAATGGCTGTGGGAAGTGCAAGACGCTAAGCAGCCGAACGTAGAGCTATGCAACGTGGCGTCAAAAACCTAAACTGACCGGCGAAACCTATGAATAAAAAAAATCAAAAACCGAACGAAACTGTAGGGGCAAGCCACGTTGCGCATCAGCGACTTGTTAGGCACTGGTGTAATCACATAGATCGGAAAGAAAACCTCGAAGACTGGTCTTGGACTGACGGAAAAGGCTGGATCTTCTGGAGCGTATCTAGCGATCACCCGCTCTATGATTGGGTGATTCCAAACTCATGGAAATGCTGCCCGATATGTGGAGCGATCCGTCCCAAAGTGCCTAACGAAAAGCTGAAAGATCGCACGGTCGAAAACCAGAAACCATGAACGGAGTCGCTGACATTCGAGAAACGGAAACGGTCGCAAGCCCAGAGGCCAAGTGCGATTCTTTCCAGCGTCTTGTTATCCCAATTCCTTTCGTGGACTCAATCATTCACGGCGATAACTGTGACGTGCTCGGACAACTACCGCGTTCGTGTATAGACCTGGTGGTAACGTCTCCACCATACGACGACCTGCGAACCTACGTCGGTCACTCATGGGACTTCTACGGTGTGGCTTGGCAACTCAAGCGCGTGCTTAAACCCGGCGGCGTCATCGTGTGGGTCGTCGCGGACGCGACGAAAGACGGAAGCGAAAGCGGCTCGTCAATGCGTCAATGCCTGCACTTCCAACAACTCGGTCTGAAAATCCACGACACGATGATATATCGGAAGTCGAATCCAATCCCACTGACGCACAACCGATACGAGCAAGAGTGGGAATATGCTTTCGTGCTGTCTCTCGGCAAACCTAAAACGTGGAATCCGATACTCAAGAAAAACAAGACGGCCGGAAAAGTGGTGAACTGGTCAACGCGAGCGGTCGAAGATGGTGCCGCGCGTCGGTGCCGCGACGAAACAACCATCGCAAATGAAACCGGCTACATCGGGAACATCTGGGAATATCCCGTCGGCGTGGACGCAATCGGCGACCATCCCGCTCCGTTCCCAGAAAAACTGGCGAAAGACCACATCGTAAGCTGGTCAAACGTCGGCGACGTGGTGCTCGATCCGTTCAGTGGCAGCGGAACGACGTGCTCCGCCGCGAAGGAACTGGAACGCCACTACATCGGAATCGAAATCAATGAAAAGTATCTCAAACAATCAAACGCTCGAACCGCGCAAGACGTGCTCGGATTGGGATAACAGTTATTTGACAGAAACAAATCTAGGTGAGATAAAGAAATGAACCCGAATTGCAGAAATTATGAAACCGTTACGCGAACAGTTCCGCGAATGGATGGTGTTTCATCATTATTCGCCGCGCACAATCCAAACTTACATTGGCTGCGTGTATGCCTTCGTAGTTTGGTCGGGCAAGCGCGATCCGTTGACCATGGGAGCGACGGAGGTAAATGCGTTTCTGTCGCATTTGGCCAACGATTATCATGTAACAGCCAAGACGCAGACGCAAAATCTCTGCGCGCTGGTTCGATTTTACGATGGCTGTCTGGGCAAGCCGCTGGGGGATATAGGCAAATTCGATTACGCTTCAAAGCCGTCCAGGCTGCCGGTGGTGATGTCCAAGTCGGAAGTATTTCAGGTAATCGAGGCGCTGCCCCCCAATGCGCTGCGGTTGATGACCAAGCTGCTTTATGGATGCGGCCTGCGGTTGATGGAGTGTTGCCGGCTGCGGGTGAAGGATGTGGACTTCGCCAGGGGCGTGGTGAATGTGAAGTGCGGAAAGAACGACAAGGACCGCAACATCCCGCTACCCAAATCAATCATCACGGAGTTGCAGTCGCATCTGGCCTACAATCACACGCGGTTTCTGGCGATGAAGTGGGTGGTTCATTTGCCGGACGGCTTGCCGCGCAAGTTTCCGAATTACGAGCACGAATGGCCGTGGCAATATGTCTTTGCGGCCCGTGGTTTTTCGACAGACCCAGACGATGGCCGGCAAAAGATTCATCATATTCATCAGAACACACTGCAAAAGGCAGTTCACACTGCGGTGAGGAATCTAGCGCTGACCAAGCGCATCACTTGCCACACCTTCCGGCATTCTTACGCCACACATTTGATCGAGTCCGGCACGCCGATTTACGATGTGCAGCAGTTGCTCGGTCATTCGCGGCTGGAAACCACTATGATTTACAATCATGTGGCCATGCCGCCGGAGCAGCGTATCGCCTCACCATTGGATACCCGATAATTTTCTTGTTTCGAGGGTTCAGTGGGCTGCAATTATCAACCCTCTGAACGCATGACTGACACTATAACCACGCCACTGGCCGCTCGCCGTAACCCAGCCACTTTGTCACCGCTGCGGGTCAATCGCAGCGCGTATGGGCCATTCTGTGACGCTGTGAGGCGGTTAAACTGCATTACGCCGACGCAAGCGGAGGTGGCGCGGTTCGTGGCGTGGGCCACGTTGAGGCAGGGGTTTAATTCGCTGGCGTTTTGTTCGTTGAGTGAATTGACCCAGGTGCGGGCGCATGCACGTCCGTTTGCCGGGTTGGGGAAAAATGATTTGTCGCCGGCCTTGATTGCTTTGCAGCATTTCGGGCTGGTGAAGATGGAGACGCGGGAGCAGTTGGAGCCTGGCGTGCCGCCGGTGACGCTGCTCCTCGTCATTGCTGACTCTAGCCAATGGTCCGTGCCGGACTCGGGCTGGAAATTCAGCGTGGAAGAAGAGAATGCACTGCTACTTCACCTGTTGGCGTGCCGCCAGCGGTGGACGGCGCAGTTGCCGGAACTGGCCGAAGAGCCTGATCTGCTCGATGCGCGTGCCGCCATCGCCGCAGAACAGGCCGCCAGTCAGAATGACGCAGGGCCGCAGGCAGCGTGCCGCACCTCGGCTCCCAGCGTCAGAACCAATGCACTTGACCTTTGCCCTACCCCCGAACGCGGGCGAGTAAGTCAGTGCCGTTCCGAAAGTCAGAACGCTGAAAGCCCAATGAATGCGCGTGCCGTTCCGAAAGTCGGAACTCCCCCTGTTAAACAGTTAAACAGAATTAAACAGAGAGCAGTTCAACCGTTGAACAGCGCAAAGGCTGATGACTCGAACCGATTGCTGGCGCTGCTGGCGAAGGAGTTCGAGCGCGTCCACGGACCCGCCGCAACGGCCAAGGAGATGGCGAACAGCGGGGCGTGCTGGCGCATGGTGGCAAGGCGGTGGCCGGATGAGTTCGAGCAGCAAGTAGATGCGTTGCGCTGCTTCCTAAACGAAGGCGGCAAAGTGAGACGAGCGGCGTGGTTTTACATCCAGCACTACCTGTCCCGGGCCGTGGGGTGCGACACATGGGCCGCCGTCTGTGAAAAATCAAGGGAACCTCTTAAAACCCTATAGAATACAAGGTTATTAAACATTCCAACCAACTCGCATGAGCCAAAAAATAAACAAGAAACACACCGTCAACAAATCGCGCCAGCCTGATTTGATCGCGGCACCCGTCGGAGCCAAGCCGATCACCTCGCAGTTTGTATCCGCCGCGCAATTATCTGCCGCGCTGCCGTTCGCCAAGATCACCGACCAGTTTTTGCGCGACCGCGCCGGCACGCGGAACCCCAATCCCCGCACCGGCTTGCCGTGGATACCGAAACCTCGCGGCGCAAAATACGACCTCAACGCCACCGTCCTCGGCCTCCTCGAATGGTTTTGCGTCCAGGCCGAGCGCGCTGAAGGTTTGCCCCGCGTTTGCAACTCCATGAAGCACGCCGAAGAGTTGTTTCATCTCCCCTACGAATTGCAGCAATACGTTCGCAGCCACGGCGGCGCGGAAGCCTTTGAAGCCAGCAACCGCGTGCGCGTCCTCGAAGTTTTGCGGCATGCTTTTCCGCTGCTCAAAAAGATATTCTCCGGCGGCGCGGCGCAGATCAAAGGCGTCGAAGGCATGGAAGACCTCGACAGCGACTTTCAGCTCGCCCGCGTCCGCAAGGAAGACGCCGACGAACGAGCCCGCGACAACGCCCTAGCCAACAAAAACCTTTACACCCGGGAAGGCATCGTCACCGAACTTGGCGACCCTTTGCTCAGCGCCGCCAATGCCTGGAAAAATTACGACAAAGACACCGGCGCCAAACTCCAGACTTACCTCACCACCGCCGGGCTGACCGTGGAACAAGCCAAAGCCGCCCGCGCCCTGGCCACCGCCGGCGTCGAGAAAATTCCCGCCGAACTTCGTGAAAAATTGAAACTCGAAACCAAATCCAAATGAAAGAAAGACCGATACTATTCAGCGGCCCGATGGTTCGCGCCCTACTGGATGGAACCAAGACGCAGACGCGGAGGGTAATGAACCCACAGCCATCTGAGGACTGGTGTCCGCACGCTTTTACCGAGGTCCACAAAATGGCCAGCTACGGCTTCAAGCTGCGCAAAGGGGAGCCAATCGTGATTGGATGGGGTGTTACGAATCGCGCCGGAGACGAGGCATACGTTTCAAAACACGGTCAGATTGGCGACCGGCTGTGGGTGAAAGAGACTTTCCGCGATTGCTTCAATGACACCAGTGGGCGCAAGCAGTTTGAATATCGTGCTGACGAATCCCGAATTGATGCGGATATGTGTCCGGTCAAATGGAAGCCGTCAATCTTTTGCAGCCAAAAAGCCAGCCGCATCACCCTCGAAATCACCGGCCTTTGCGTCGAGCGGCTGAATGACATCACGCAAACAGATGCCATTGCGGAAGGCATCGACATCGAATTGCCGATAGCCGATGAGATCACCGGCAAAAAAGATTTCCGGGCACATTATGCCGACCTCTGGGAAACCATCAACGGCCCCGGCACCTGGGCCGCCAACCCGTGGGTCTGGGTTATCCAATTCAAACGCATCTGATAATGACCATCACCGAAATCAAAGCCCCCTTCCCGTGGTTCGGCGGCAAATCCCGCGCAGCGGATCTCATCTGGCCGCGCCTCGGCCATCCCGGCAACTACGTCGAACCCTTCGCCGGCTCACTTGCCGTCCTGCTCCGCCGCCCCACCGAACCCGGCAATGAAATCGTCAACGACCTCGACTGCTACGTTGCCAACGCCTGGCGCGCCATCAAGTTCGCCCCCGATGAAGTCGCCGCGCATACCGATTGGCCCGTCAACGAAGCCGACCTCCACGCCCGCCACCGCTGGTTGCACAGCCGCGCCGAGTTCCGTGATCGCATGGAACACGAACCGGATTTTTACGACGCGCGCATCGCTGGATTTTGGGTCTGGGGATTATCGTGCTGGATCGGAGATAATTTCTGCCGGCCTTCGCGGCAAAACTCTTTGCCCCACCTCACAGGTGGCCAAGGTTGCGCCGCGCAAATTTTAAACACCCGGCCAGCCCGACAATCCTCGCGAACCACCGGCGGTCAAGGCGTCGCCCGTCAGGTGCCGCACCTTACGGGCGGGAAAGGCGGAGACCCGTCAGGTGCCGCACCTTACGGGCGGGAAAGGCGCTCCCGCCGCGCCCAAATTCAAACCGAGAATCTTATGGCCTGGTTTGAATCCCTATCCGCCCGCCTCCGCTTCACCAAAGTCTGCTGTGGAGGCTGGGATCGCGTTTGCACCAAAGCCAGCACCTACGGCCAGGGCCTGACCGGCATCCTCCTCGACCCGCCCTACGACACCGACGGCCACGACGATGTTTACGGCGACCTATCGCGCGGCGTCAGCGCCCAAGTCCGCGAATGGGCCATTGAGAATGGTTCCAACCCGCTCCTCCGCATCGCCCTGTGCGGCTACGCCGGCGAACACGCCATGCCTGCGGGCTGGACCGTGCTGGAATGGAAAGCCTCCGGCGGCTTCGGCAACCAATCTGGCAATGAGAATTGCAAACGCGAACGCATCTGGTTCAGCCCGCATTGCGTCAATCCCGAACCCACCCTGTTTTGACAATGACCTCCGCCCTCGCCACCCCTGCCCCCAGCTTTGGCTGCAACGACACGTTGCTCGCCCAGATCCGCGCGCAAGACGCCGCCCTTGCCCGCGAACTCCTCGAACTCTTCACCCGCCCGCTCCCCAGCGGCCAGCCCTTCGACTGGGCCGTCGCCGAACTGGTGCTCGACACCCCCATCATCAAAGGCCAGCCCTTCAACGCCACCGGCCGCGAATACCTCCGCGACCCCATCAACGACATCAACGCCGACGATTGCCGCGAACAAACCTGCTGTTGGGGCACCGGCAACGCCAAGACCCTGAAAAACCTCGTGCAAGCCACCTGGGCCATGGAACACGCCCCATTCTCCGGACTCTTCATCCTACCAAGCAAAGAAGGCCCCGGCGGCGGCCGCCAGTTCAACAACGGATCACTGATTCCCACCATCGAACGCACCCGCTGCTTCGCCGATAAAATCCCGACGGGCGCCGACCGCCACAATTTCAGCGGACTCCACCTCCAATTCGCCGGCAACAACGTCGATCTCGCCGGGGCGAATAGCCCCACGCAGTTGGGTGCCAAACGCTGCCAATTTGTTTGGCTGGACGAACAGGACAAATACAAAGCCAAGCTCGGCCGCGAAGAAGGTGCCGACTACCTCGCCGGCGAACGCACCAAGCAAGTCCCCAACGCCAAGATCATCCGCGGATCCACGCCCACCAAGGAAGATTTCGGCATCTGGCCGCACCTCATGCGCTCCGACCTCCGCCGCCGCTTCCTCCCTTGCCCTTTGTGCAATTCCGATCAGATGAGTGCGGCGCGCCGCTTCGTCCTCATCAAAGACGCCCAATTTTCCGTCATGCCCACCAAGTTTGCGGATGGAACAGAGATCCCCGCCGCCCCGCTCGTCTGGGACAAAGAAGCCAAGCGGCAGGACGGCACATGGGACATGGACCGCGTCATCCGCTCCGCCCGGTTCGAATGTCCCCACTGCCAAGGCCACATCCAGGATCATCACCGCATCTGGCTCGATAAAAACGGCGTCTGGCTCCCCACCCGCCTCAGCATCGGCCACAAGGGATACCATTTGCCCAGCTTCTACGCCCCCCACATCGACACCGAGACAAGCTGGGGCCACATGGCCAAGAAATTCCTCGACAAAAAAGACTCCGGCGAACTCCAAGGCTACATCAATTCCGACCTCGCCGAAGTCCACGTCAGCCAGGAACAAGGGCGCGGCACCATTACCTTCACCTCCCGCCCCGTAGCCCAGGCGGATTGGACCCCGCTCCTTACCGTGGACGTTCAAAAGCAATGGCCCTACCTCTGGTTTGTCGTCCGCAAATGGTCATCCTTCAAGCTGCTACCGCCCGTGGAATTCTCCAATGGCCGGCCCGTCCTCGGCGAACTCATCCCCGAATTCAAAGCCAAGCTCGAACGCCTCGTCGCCGGGCAGGCTGCCGCCTGGCTGCCCGTGGCCGAGCTGCTCCGGTTCGACACTGGCACCGCCGAGACGCCGCTGCTGGACTTCCTGCTTGCCAAAGACATCACCGGGACCAATCTCGCCGCCGCCTTCCGCGAACGCTGCATGAGCCAAACGGTGGACTTCGGCAAATGGATATACCGCGAGATGGGTTTAAAGATGCCTCGGGGCGGTGACAGCGAATCTGTAGCTGTCGGCCATTGCCAGACCGACGACTGGGCCGAGCTGCGCGAAATCTTCACCCAGTTTGAAGTCGGTAAACATCTTGTCAACCGCAACGCCGCCGTGCTCATTGACTCCGGCTATCGTGAAAGAAATAATCCCGAAGTGCTCCGCAAATGTTATGAAACCGCCACCGAGTTCGGGCATTACGACCCCGCCAGCAAAAAGATTTGGGCGCACCCCGTCAACGGTTTCTGCAAGCCCGTTCCACTCAACAACTGGCAGCCGTGGAAAGGCTATCCCATCCGCAAACGCTGGAACGTGGACGGCATCGCCCGCGAGTGGCACTACAACATGGCCGACCCCTTCGGCGGCAGCAGCGAAGCCGATCAATGTGTCATCCAGGTGCTCGAAGGCGCGGCGGACCTATTCTGGGAGCGGTTCAACAACCTGCGCGAAAACCGCACCTCCAATGTCTGGGCCATCAGCGGCGCGCTCGCGCTGTTCCCCAAAGATAAATTCCAGATCAGCCAATACGAGCGCCAGTTGAATGCCCGCTATTGGGATGAAGAAAAGCAGGAAGTCCGCAATCGCGGCACCGGCGGCTCCGGCCACCGCCTCTGGCCCGATGAATTAAACGATTGCGAAAAAATGCAAGTGGCCCTCGCCGACAGCCTCGGCTTTTTCAGCTACGAAAACCAACCCACCCAAAACACCAACACCGAAATAAGATATGAAAACGAAAACTGAACCCGCCGCCCCCGCCGCTCCGGCCATTCCCTTCACCGCTTGCACCGCTTGCCGCTATTGCTGGCGCGGCCAGTGCCGCTTGCACCCGCCAAACCAGACCGGCGGCTGGGCGGCTTATCCCAATGTCGCCAACGATTCCAACCACGGCTGTTTTCAGGGAAAAAATAAATAGCCTCTTGTTTTTTTTATCTGTGTTTCATCTGTGAAAATCTGTGGCTAAAAAAAATTATGACCCCGCAATTTATATTCAGCCAGAAAGAAATGTGCGCCAAGCTCGGACGCAGCCGGGAATATGTCCGCGCCATGTGCTCGCGCGGTTTTGTTCTGCCTGCCACCATCGAGGAAGCCGTCGTCTTTCTCCGCCAGCATCCCAAACCCTGCCAGAAAATGGCGCGGCACGGGGAAAAGCGCAAGCGTTTGGCATCATTAGGCAATACTAGCCACTAGCCCGCTAACACATTCTGCCATTAGGGCGCAGAATGGCGGTAGTGATTAGGATTCAATCAGAGACCAAACGCGCCATCCTGCGGCAGATTGCCAAGGGCGCCAAAGACTCTACCACTTCTCTCAAAGACGCGCTCATCGCAGTCCAGGGCAAAGCCACCGACGCATCCTTTCTAACCGGCCGCTTGCTCATCTCCACCTCCGGCAACGGTCAATCCGCCAGCTTCCAGATTTCCACCGCCGGTTTCACCCAGGATGTTTTTGTCGGACTTACCGAGGAACTCATCAACATCCTGGAAGATGCCGTCGCCAATGGCGCCAGCGAAGACGCCGCGCAGATTGACGCGCTTTTCATGGCCATGTGCGGCGATGATCGTCTCCAAGGCGTCCGCGTCCAGCATGGCGACTTCACCAGCCTCCGTTTTCCTGTCACCCGATGAAACAGCGCCTTCAATCCATCACGTTTTCCGCCATCAAAGGCGTGTTGCATCTGGGCAGCCGTCTGCCGCTCGTCGGCGGCGTTTTTGCCCGATTCGAGAGCGCGTGGCAGGGATGGGGCGAGCGTTCGTGGCTTCAGCAGTCCCTACAGGATGCGCGGTTCGACATCGACGCAGCCACCCGTCAGGAACTCCAGCGCCGGCACCGCTACTGGGTCAGCAACAACCCGCTCGTCCAGAAAATCCGCAATTTGTTCCTCCAATTCGCCGTCGGCCCCGGCGGGTTGACCGTCACGCCCAATTCCGACGACGAAAACTGGAACCATTCCCGCACGCACGCCTTCAATCTCTGGGCGCGCGAACCCGATCTCGGCTCCCGCCTCACACTTCCCGGCTGCACCCGCCAATGGGCCGGCCAGTTGTTTGACGACGGCGAATTCTTCATTTACAAACGAACGCTTCCAAACGGCTTAAAAGCCGTGCAAACCATCGAAGCCCACCGCATCTGCACCCCGTCCAAGGTAAAAGAATATCGCGGCATGTCCATTTTTGACGGCTGCGTGGTGGATGCGAACGGCAAAACGCAGTTCTACGCCGTCCGCGTTAATCAGGATTCATCCCTGAATGGCTTTCTGGATCAGCAAGGCCAGAAAAATTACGGCGAGGAGGAATTTTCCTTTGTCAAAGCCAGCGCGGGCGCGAAGTCCGACGGCATCATCCACAAATTCAAGCACCGTCGCCCTGGGCAACTGCGCGGAATTCCAGAAGGTTTCTCCGGGATGAATATCCTCCACGATCTGGACGATTTGCAGAAATTGGAAATGCAATGCGCCAAAATGGCGGCGGAAATCGGCCTTACCGAGACCAACCCCAGCGGCGAGCTTGATGTTCTCGCCAATCGCAAGCTCAAGACCAGCATCCAGACCGTGAACGGCTCCGGCCAGCCCGTCACCAAGAACGTCTGGGCGGATTACAACGTCTCTTTTGGCGGCAAAAAACTTGCATTGAAATCCGGCGACAATCTCCAGAATTTCATGGTCAACCGGCCCACCGTGGCCCAGCAGGATTATTACGACCTGCTCATCTCCCAGATCTGCGCCAATTACAACGTGCCGGTAATGATCGCCTTCCCGCACGCCGCCGCCAAGGCCAGCGGACCAGCCATCCGCGCCGAACTGGACATCTGCTCCAATGCCTTCCGCGTCAACTTCGAGATTGTGGCCGAGGCCCTGCGCGAACTCTACGAATGGCAGGGCGAATGGGCCAAGGATTACGACCTTATGCAAGACGGCGCTTGCCCGCCGGATTATTTCGCCTGCGTCATCCGCCCGCCGCGCTCCCCCAATGTGGATATTGGCTATACGGCCCGCGCCTTGCAGACCGAACTCGAACTCGGCGTCAAGACCATTCAGGACGTTTACGCCGAAAAACAGCAGGACTGGCGCGTCCAGCTTCGCCAGATCGCCGAGGCCGTCGCCTTCACCAAGGAACTCGCCAAGGAATTCGGCATTGACGCCGACCAGATCACCAGCCTCGCCGAAAAACAGATTTTACCCCCCGCCCCCGGCGGCGGCACCAAACCCGAAGCTGTGGAAGACCTCGAACCACAGGAAGTCCAAGCATGAAAAAACATCTCCGCAAACTCCAACTCCGAGGCGAGCCGCTTGCGTTCTCGCCCATCGTCCGCGCCAAGAAACTGCCCGTGGATGCCGCCGCCTCGCTCGGCATTGAGAAATTGGACGGCGAAAACCGACTTGAAATCCGAAATGAATCGGATGAAACCCACCTGTATTTGTCCGGCACCGTCGGCTCGAGCTGGTGGGATGAATCCGGCATCACCGAAAAGGAAGTGCGGGACGCCCTCGCCGTTGCCAAAAAAGGAAAAACCATCCATGTCCACATCAATTCCGAAGGCGGATCAGTCAAAGAAGGCCTCGGCATCTACAACGCCATCAAAGAGCGTGCCGCCGACATTACCTGCCACATTGATGGTTACGCGCTGTCAATCGCTTCCGTTTTCCCGCTTGCAGCCGGCAAGGTCGTCAGTCCGAAGTCTGCCATCTGGATGATTCACAATGCGTGGAGCTGGGCGCAGGGCAATGCCGCCGACATGGAGGCGCAGGCCAAAATGCTCCGCGAGCACGACCAGATGCTCAATGAGATTTACCAGGAACACACCGGCAAATCCGAAACCGAGATCCGCGATGCGATGAATGCCGAGACGTGGATACGCGGCTCGCTCGCCGTGGATTGGGGTCTGGCCGATGAGACCGGCGAGGAAAAATCCGACGATTCACAAGCCCGCTACACCGCGCTGCCCCAGGCGTGGCTGGATCGTTGCAAAAATATCCCTGAAACCATTTTGGCCGCAGTCCGCCGGGAACCAAACCAGACCCAACCCGCGCCGGTATCCACCCTGGCAAACAACTCCGCAGCTCAATCTGCGGTTTCATCCACCCCGCCCACTGCGCCTGCGGCTAATTCAACCCTTTCACCGGCACAACCAACGCCGCCGGCGAATACCAACCCAACCCCAAACCCCACACCAAAAATGAACGAACCCACCCCTCCGGCGGCGGCTCAACCCGCAGCCAGCACCAACGATGCTGTTTTGGCCCTGACCAAAAAGCTCATCAACCAGCGCCTCAACGAATGCGTCAAAGCGCAGAAAATCACCAAGGCCGAGATGCCGATTTACCTCGAAGCCGCGCTGAAGGATGAGGAAGGCACCTTTGCCATCCTCGACGCCAAGGCTTCCGCCATCGCCGCCTCCGAACCTGTCGCCGGCAATGTCTTTGTCACGGCCCAGCCGTCGCACGCGGACACCATCGTGGCCAAGGCGCAGGAACGCTATCCGCTGCTCAAGACCACGGGCGGGGCCAAAGCCCGCTTCACCGCGCTCCGCAATGATTGGGACAGCATGATCGCCGACGCGCTCCGCCAGGACGATGTCCGCGCCCAAGCCGTCCTCCGCACGGGTGCCCTGCCGAACAACAGCAACACCTACAGCTCCACGTTGGTCACGGCTTTCCTCACGGATGGCGCCACCACGGTCCTCACGCCCAAACTCGCGCCGTTCCGCGCCTTCAACCGCGACTTCAGCGCCGATCCCTACAAGCCCAACGCGGTCGCGCAGCACAAGTTCGTCTCCGGCGGTTCCACCACCCAGACGGATGCCACGAACTTTGAGTCCGGCGATAGCGTCGTGGCTCCGGTCACCATTACGCCGCACCAATACACCACCTCCATTCAGATCAGCAACTCCGACCTGAACAACGGACTTCGCATGGAAAACCTCGTGACCATCAACGCCTCCAAGCACGGCACCAAGCTGCTGCAAGTGGCGATGGCTCCCATCACGCTGGCGAACTTCACGGAAACGATTGACGGCTCCCAAAACGTCATCACCGCCGCCAACTTCGGTTTCTCCTCGCTGGCCACCCTGTGGGGCCGCGCGCAGAAATTCAACATGAGAAACTTGGTCATTGATGGCAACTATCTGGCCAAGCTTCTCAACCAGCCTACCTACTTCCAGCAAATCAATGCGGATGAAGGCGCTTTCAAGGCGTTCGGCTGGGACGGCATCTTCCTCTGCTCGGACTTCACCGGCGCGAGCAACAACGCGATCTTATTCGCGTGCGATCCGCAGGCGATTGCCGTCTTGGCGGGCTTGCCGCTCACGCCGCCGACTGGCATCCCCGGCAACACGCTCCAAACCGGCGCGTTCAAGCTGCCCGGCGTGGAACTGAGCACCCAGACCAATAGCTGGTTCAACCTCGCCAGCCGCACCGCATGGATGAGCTTTGACAACATCCTCGGTGCCGCCAAGCAGGATGGCACCGCCGGCATCGTCGGCTGCTCCAGCTAGTCCTGACTGAAATCACACCCCCGCCGTGGCAATCCGGCTCCGGCGGGGCTTTTCCAAAACCGCAACGCCCGCAATCCGCCACCGCTATGAAAAACTACATTTTTGCCCTGTTCTTGCTCGTCGCCACCTTGGCCAACGCGCAAACCCCCGCCTACAATTTGCAGACCAATTTGCCGATTGGTGCCACCACCATCGCCACCAATAGCCTTGTGCCGCTGCCCATCCTGCAGGCCACCACCTACGCCACCAACGGCGTCAGCCAGTATTATTGGGCCACCAATACCGCCATTGTTTCCAACCTGTTCACCATCCCGGCAACAAATTGGCTTAAGATCACCAACACCTTTATTGAGTCCAACAGCATCACCGGCACCGCCTCCAACACCTGGACCGTTTTGGAAACCGTCACCAACCGCAACCTGGCCGCGTATTACGTCACCAATGCCGCCTTTGTCACCGCGTATTATTCCACCAATTACACCACCAACGTCGTTTTGGGTGTTACCAATGTTTACCGATGGCAGACCAATCGCGTCGCCGTCACCAATGCCGCCGTCATTACCACCAATTACCAGCAGGTAGTGTTCACGGTCCCGGTCAGCTTTACCGCGTTCGGCACCAATACCGCCATTACTACTAATCTCGCTTATGGCGCAAGATTCATTGATGTCACCCGCAGCGCCAGCGCCGCCATTTATATCGGCTACCGCCTCACCGGCCCCGGCACCGGCCCCGTTGGCTTCGGCTATTACCCGAGCGTCGATGGCGTCACCACCAACACCGGCCCCGGCGTGGATCTGGATTTCTTCCTGAATGCCAACGGCACCAACTGGGTGAGCACCAATGTCAGCGTCAATGTCGGCCCGTTCGGCTATCTGAATCTGGCCTACCTCACCAACGGCAACGCCAATATCGTCACCAACCTAATCCTCAAGGTGGCCCAGAAACAATCCGCGCCCTGATATGTCCCTGACCCGCTCCATCCTTGCCGGGGCTATCGCCGACCGCGAGATGCTGTTTGGTGACGCGGTAACAAACACGCGGACGGGCCGGAAGTTTTTCGCAGAGATTCAGCCGATTGCCGACATGGAATTGAACGCAGCACTCGGACGCGACGCGCGCGAGGCGGTTACATTCCACATCCGCGACAAGGTTGCAGCAGCAGAGATAAATTTAAACGACCAAATCACCGTGGACGGACTCGGCAAATTCACCATTTTGCGGCGTTCAGACAATCCGATTAGCAGCCAAGTAGAATTTGGCGCAATGAAAATAACCGACAAAGACAAATGAACTTCGCAAGCCTCCAACCCAAAGCAGCGGTGGCGCTCATCCTCTTGACCGTGGCCGCTGCGTTCCCTTTGCGCGGTGCAACTATAGTCTGCACCAACCTGATTGACTCGCTTGGCGTGCCCGCGCGCGTCACCCGCGTCACGTTTACGCCCGTGCCCGTCGGCGGCAAGCTCATTCCCCAGGCTTACGGCAATCAGACCGTTCTGCCGCAAGTCGTCGGAGCGAACTGTGACACGAACAGCGCGTTTTCAGCCACAATTCTTGCGGGCGGGATTTACACCGTCACCTTTCTGCCGTCCAGTCCCTACGTCCCGCCCGTGAATGGCTTGGTCCCGTCAAATACAAACGCAGTTTACACGCTCAATCAGATCATTGCGGCGGCAACAAATCAAAATGTGTTTGGCGTCACCAACATTTACGGCGGCATTGCATGGGGCAGTTCAAACGGCATCACCGGCAGCGCCTCAATTTTCTTCTATCTGCCGACAAACAACATCAGCAGCAACAACTACCCGCACGGAATCATCAACCTGAATTGACATGAAAAAACTTATTGCCGCACTCGTCCTTGGTTCAACGCTCGCCATTCAAGCCGCGCCGCAAATTCCGATTGCGAACGACTTCACCGGTCCGCTCATCAACTTAGCCACCAATGGCCAGACCTTCCGCGACATGATCGGCGTGACAAATGGCGGAAGCGGTGCCGGCGGTTCTACCATCGTCACCAACAACAACACGGCGTTGAGGGCTGGCGTTGTCTATCAAGATTCAATCAGCGCAACGGTTGGCACGAACACCACGGGGCTTGTGAGCATGAATGACACCCGCACCATGACGCTGCGAAACGCGAGCGTTTTGTTTGCTACCAACGCCACGGCGGCCACGACCGCCAATTCAGCACCGTGGGCTGGTATCACTGGCGTTGAAAATGTTTTGACAAATGATGCTGTTATTCCATCGAATGTTTCTTTGAGCGCAGGGAACGCGCCAAACGCCAATTCTGATGCGTATGGATTTTCATTTACAACAGGCTCAGCTAACAATCCCGGTGGAACCGCATATAACGGCGGGCCTTTTACAGTTACAACCGGCACAAGCATTGGTGACATTGGAACCGGCATCGGCGGGCCTATAACCTTTAACTTAGGTGCGGGAACAATCGGCAACGGCATCTTCACCGTCAACGGCAACTCGCTTTTCAACGGGACAATTTCCGACCCCTACGGCATCCTGCCGCAGTCCAATCTGATTCTCACGAACGGCGGCGACGGCAGCTTGCTGACGGGAGTTTTGCACGACTCATCCAATCTGCAAACGACGAACGCGAACCTTACCGCGCTCGCCGCTGGCACGCTGGCCCAGAATAACGCCGCATCGCTTACGAATGTCCAAGGCTCGTCCATCGTCGGCTTGCTCCCAATGGGCACCGTCGCATCAGGCTACACCAACGCGGCAGGCCCGATGCTCACCACGAACAACGGCGCACGCTACTACACTTTCAACGGCAATGCGCTGACGAACCTCGCCGCCGCATCGCTCGTCGGCACTATTCCGAGCGCGTTGCTGCCAGCGATGAACTATGTGGCGAATACGAATGGGCAAAGCTACGGGCAGACGAATTTAGACACGTTCACGGCAAATGGATTCCGCACGATTGGGGGGACAAACTTCAGCGTGAATACGAATGGTAACGGGATAATTGGTGCAGTTGCATTTACAAATGGTGCGATGACCACATCTGGGGCCGCAGTTGCAACTACGCTCGCAGCCAATAACGGGTCAAGGCTTGAGAGTAGTGCGTTAAAACTTTCTTCAACTTCAATAATATCAGCATCATCTGATGCCACTTTTTTCGGTTCTGTAGCTGGTCAAATTATTTCAAAAAATGGTGGTGTATTTGGGAACTGGGGAATGAACACAAATCTGGTTGTTTATGGAACCGTCGCCGCCACCAACGGCTATATCCTGCCGCCCATCGCCACTGGCCCCGCTTGGTCTGGCGCGTCTAATAATATCATCATCTGGTGTTCAAACTCAATCCCTCCGACTGAATGGCACAGCTATTTCAACGGATCGAGCAACCGCGTGGACTTTTACCACAACCCCTGATTTATGGCTGATGCCGACCAGACACTGAACCTATGAGCCGCGAACCACAACAACTCTCCGATAAAACGCCGGTCAAATTCACCAGCGTCACAGCGGCATGGAGCGTGGCGGTTTCGCTGCTGGTGACCGGATGGGTTGTGGCTATCAGTTACAGCAATATTCTGCACCGTCTCGACCGGATGGAAGGAACGCACGTTAAGACCTCGCAGCTTCAGCAGTGGATTGACAGCTACCGCGAGCGCAACCCGACTGTCAACGTTCCACCGCTGCCAGCGTCAGACCATCCGTCGAAGCGCGAGACGCACGGGGAATTTCTGGCGGTGATTTCCGAAACGCATAACGAACCAAATAAAAAAAGGGAATGATATGACACCCGACCCGCTTCAAACCATTTGGGCCATGATTCAACTCAAGGCCGCGCTGCTCGTCGTTGTGGCCGTCGTCATCATTGGCTATTTGCTCAAGCTCATTCCCAAGTGGAACAATGACAACATCCCGTGGGTTGTCATTCCGTCCAGCATCCTGCTCTACGGCATCCTTTGCGTGCCGCCGGCCAGCTCATTTGACACCGTTTCAGACTCGCTTCGATATCTCGTCACCACAGCCATCCTTGGCGCATTGGTTGGCCTGATTGCGTGGGGATTGCACGCCAGAATATTGAAACGAATCCTCGACGCGAAGATTCCGGCGCTGAACCAAGACGAACCACCGAAACCCTGAACCATGATCCCTGAACCCGAAACCATTGAGCCGCCATGCTCGCAGTAATCGTCAATCACAGCCAAACGGTGATCCTGGCCGTCGCCCTGACGCTGCTGGTGGCACTGAACTGGATTCGATTAACACCCAAAAATTGATATGAAATTTAACCAATGGACACTTGCGCTAATAGCGGCATTCGCTATTTGCGGCTGGCAAACGAACGCTCAGACGAACCTGACCAGCTTTCCGGCATGGAGTAGCGCATTGACGAACTACACGCCAAGCAAAGCGTCATTTGCCGCGCGCGTTGACGCCAGGGCGGGCTACGGCATCAATCTGACCTCCCATGACCCAATCGCCGCCGCCGCGCTGTCGGTCTCTCTAGCGCCATCCTTGGCATTTGGCGGGGTCATTTCGCACGATTCAACCGGCTGGTGCGCGGGCGGACTGACCATCGGCATCAATGGCAGCGTCCAAGCTCCCTACATCGGCACCGTGGATATGTTTGCCGGCGACGGTGTGGCCTACGATTTCCACACTCACGGCGCGGCGAATTACCTATTCATCGGCGCGGAGCGGCCGTTCCTGATTGGCTCATTCCGCATCGCACCCGGCATCTCGCTGGCGAACACATCCACCCGCGCCGGCACGGATTTATTTTTCGGAATTAGCTGCCGATTCTAGCCATGTTCATCTACCACGACCCCAAAATCCATTTGCCCGCCACGCAGCAAATCGCGGCGGACCAATGGGTGCTGGAATTTCCATTTTGGCGCGTGGACCCCGTTACCGGCGAAGCACTGCTCATCCCCCCGTCCGGCATCGGCCCGATTGATAGCTGGATTGATAGCCCGATCTGGACCACTGATTATCGTTCCGGCGGCAACTTCGTGGACTTGATCGCCGACAAGCTCGGCATCGAATCCCCTTGCTGGCTGGTCCACGATTGGAGCTACACCGCTGAATTATTCCCGCGCAAAACCTGCGATTGGCGGCTGTTGACCGATCTGCAATCCGTCGGCGAAAACTGGCTTCAGCGGAATCTGGTATGGACCGGCGTAAAACTCGGTGGCGGCTTCGTTTGGGCCAAGCACGACCCCAGCTACATTGCGCAAATGAAGCAATACGCCATTAATTGCGCGAATATGTTCACGCGCCCGGCGGCCAGCGGTCAACTGCTCACCGCCAACTGCCCATGAACGCCTCACCCCTCAACACCACGGTTGACATGACCGGCTTGAATGAAAAGCTCGGCAATCTCCTGGGCGCTTTGATTGGCACCGGGCAGAAGGGTGACATTCACACCTTTCTGCGCACGGAAGCCGGCCAGCTCGCTTGGGACATCAGCAATGCGGTGGGGCCGACCAATGCTGAATCCGCCCGGGATGGAGTGAGCAAATCAATGGCTTACGTTTTCCGCACCGAACCATCGAGCAATCTTGATCGTGACCAGCGGTATTCTAGCACAGCGGATTTCACCTGGATTTATTCATGGAGCAAAAACGGCGGTGGTGTCATCGGTGTAAACGACGAGGATAACCAGACGCGGGCCGGTGCCGGTGAACTGGAAACCATGTTGCGCGCCGGGCTTAAGCACAAACGCGGCAAGGCATACATCGACCTCGGCAAGCGTGGAAAAATGCACATTATGCGACTGAATCGCATCATGATTTCAAAAAGCGGATGGAATGGCTTGGCCAAGAAAATCATGGATTCCACCGGCCAGTTGCGCGCGTCATTCGCCGCCACTGCTGAAAGGTGCGGCATCAAAAAACGCATTCCCGCCTTTGTCCGGCGACACATCACCGGCGGCATGAGCAAGAAATCCATCTTCGATGATTCCGCCATGAATCATCCGACCAACCCCAGCATTACCTTTGGGAGCACCGCCAAAGGGGTTTTCTCGAATCCGTATGTGGAGGGAAAAATCGCCAAAGCCGTCGCCAACCGGAAGCACATCCTGATTAAAAAAATGAATCAGATCATTGCGGGCCATACCTACAACTGGAACACCGGGCAAGTGTTCAAAAAGCAAGTGCCGGAAGGGGGATTGCCCGATTGAAAACTTTAATTGCCAGCAAATTTGCAGCGCAAAAGGCTTTTGCTGCGGCCCTGCTCATACTCGGCCTCGGGCTGGCGGAACATCACGCCCTCGGCATTGCGCTGGCCCCAGCCGGCCAGCCAGATGCCAAAGCCGATGCCTTCAGCCGGAGCCGTGCCGAACTCGATTGCATCCGCTGCGGCCGCCCCGCGGACAGCGCGGCGAACCTCCGCCATGCGCTTTGCCCAGCCGCCGGCGATCTGCGGCGCATCGAACGCGGTGAACCGGACCGCTCCATCATCAAACCATTTACCGCCGAAGCGGACGGCATTGCTGGCCAGTTTGAACGACTCCATGCCCCAGCGCCCATCGCGACCCGCCCAAATCTCGCCGTCGAGGTGGACGGATGGCAGCCCGCGGGTGAACCATTTCGGTGCTTTCACCGCATTGCCATGCCGAGTCCAGAAGTGGCGACCATCCCAGACCACGCGGCAGCCATTGAGCTTTTCGGAATACAGCCAGCCGCGCAGGCTTTCGCCCGTCCAATCCAATGCCAACTGCATGGAAGTTTCGTCGATCATGGGTCAAATCGGTTTGGTGACTTTGCGAGGGCGTCCACCGAGCTTGCCGTTGCGGCGGCTGGCGGCGGCGCGTGCGGCGGACTTCCGCTTTCCAAGCTCCCGCATAACCGCGCTGATAGTTTTTTGGTTCACGTTCAATATATAACCAAGCCGCTAGGTTTTGTCAACACATGAACTTCACCGATCTAAAACCGCTTTTCGACTTCTCCCAATGGGAAGTCGGCATCCAGGCATTTTTCTGCGATGCGGTGCAGGGTGGCGGATTGTTCGCTCAGCCACCGGACAATGAAGATGCAACCGCAGCCGACTGGAATCCGGCCGACGGCAAGACCGCATTTTTCACCGGGCGGCAATCGAATGTGTTTCAACGCCAGCGCCCCCGCGTGGATCTCGCCCCGATTGATTATACCGTGTTCAACAACGCGATGATCATAGACGTCAACCGCCGTAAACAGCATCGTGCGTGGGTGGTTCCGCTCAAGTTTTTCGCCATCACCCCGGCGGATTACGCCAGGCATGTGGATTTCATTGCCACCTGCCGCGCCATCATTTCAGGAATGCAGCCCGCCAATGATGCCATTGCCACCACCGGATTGAACCCGTTTCTGACCACGCACGAACTCGGCGAGATTCACGATCTCGGCGGCCCCACGCTCGGCGGCAAATGGACCGGCGACCAAGGCTATTTCATCACTCCCCTAAATTACCAAGCCACCTTCGCCGTCAAAGCCTCCGCCTGGCCAACCTGACTTTAAACCCTGAACCCAAAACCCTGAACCAATAAAAAACACCATGAAAAAAACATTGATCCTAACCGCGCTGGCCCTGGCTTGCGCTTTCACTGCCCCCGCTGCCCAGACGCAGCTCTTCGGCACGCTGACGACTGTTGTCGTCAACAACACGTCATCCAACAGCCCGGCCATCAGCCTGGCCTTGACGCAAAATCCGGCGGGCTATGTGCAGGTCACGCACGGCGCGTTGTCCAACCTCGCCGCGCTCACCATGACCGGTCAGCTCTCGCTGGATAACACGAACTTCGTGACCGCCACCGCCGTCTGGACACCCAACACCACCGCCGCCGCCACAGAAAACTGGCAGCCCGCGTGGATACTGCCGCCGCTTTATTTCCGGTCTGTGGCCACGACCACCAACAGCGTGAGCGTCGGCACGGCGTTTACTACTCAATAAAATCTGTTCCCAAACCAAAACCATAACCACCAAACCCACCCAATAACATGAGCGCATCACCTGCAAACATAATGTATTCATCCGCTGGAATGCCCGTCGGGGCATTCGACGTGATCTTCTATCGCGGCACGAATTCCGGCGGCGTCATCACCATCCCGCCCACGCCACTGGCCGGGGCCACCGGCCGCCTCGGCACCTACGTCATCGAGGGATTCGACCCGAAGATCGCCGGCAAGGTCGTTGACCGCCAGAACAGCGTCGGCGCTGATCTGGACTTCGACATCCTGCGCCAGGCTACCACCGGCAGCATCACGGCCCAATTCGCCACGGCGGCGCAGCCCGTTCTGCTCGTCGGCGATTGCTTCGAAGTCGTGCTCGGCAAAGACGCCGACGGGGCCACGGACCTGCCCTATGCCCGGTTCGTCGTTACGGATGCGTCTCCCGCGTTCAAATCGGGCGAGAGCCGCAAGCAATCGCTGTCGCTCCGCCTTGATCGCCAGAATAGCAGCGCGAACCTCACGCAATTCTGATTCGTTCGGTGGATTATGGGTTGCCTGCGCCGGCCGGCGGCGCGGGCAACTAAAAAACCATGACTGACGGCCAGACATATTTACGCCCGCTGCAAGTGCCCGGGATCGAGGAAGCTGTGCGCGCGGAGAATGAGCAGCGCGACATGGCATTTCTCGCGCTGGGCGACCGGACTGGAATTTTCAACGAGCAGATTGCCGGCGTTCCCGTCCTGCCATTCACTGCGCGGCATCTGCTCTGGCTGGATTTCACAGGCTCCGCCTTCACCGATGGCGAACTGTTTGCCGATGCCGTGGTCGATGAGATTATAAAGTTCTTTCGCGTCGTCCAGGTGCCGCCGCCCCGCCGCTGGTGGCAATTCCGGGTGGCCCCGGTCAAACAAAACGTCGCCATCATGCGGACGATTCGCCACGAGGATTTGGACGCCACCGTAACCGCCATTCGCAACTATATTGCCGACGCTTTTGCCGACGCTCCCGCGGGCGCTGGCGGCAGCGATAAAAAGTATTTTTCCTTTGCCGCCGGGATCTGCCATTTCCTTGGGAAAAAATATTCCATGCCGCCCGTCGCCGCTTTGGATGTGCCGCTCAAGGTTGTCTTTCAACTGATGAAAGCCTCCCGCAAATCTAAAGATGCCAATGCTGTTTTATTTAATCCGTCCGACAATGTGATTGCCCGCCACGTGCGCTCGCTTTCGACCAATTAACTATGAACGCCGAAGAAATTAGACTTAGAATGGGGCTGGACGCATCCAGCTTGAAATCGGGCAGTGAGGCCGTGCTGCAGGACCAGAAAAAAAAGGCGATGGAATATGTCGCGTTCTGGAAAAAAGCGGCCGACGACCGCGAAGCCATTGAGACCCGCTCGGCAGTTGAACAGGCCGCCCGCAATAACAAAGCCGCGGCGCTCTGGCGGAAACGCGAACAGGATCGCGTCGAGGCCACCAAGCAGGCGGAACTGGAGATCCAAGAGGCGCAAGCCAAGACGGCCTATCAAAACAACCCCCAACGGCTGCAACAAAAAGCGGCGTCCCAAGCCGCCATCAATGCCGAAATCGCAGCGGGCAGCGGCGGCTGGGGCTGGCGAAAAGACACATCCGCAAAAAAGCAGGGCGGGGCATCGGGGATGGTTGTCGGCGGCGCGGCAACTTCCGCCGCGTCAAGTCTCGCCGCCGGCGAAAGTGCGGGCGGCGCCTTGAAAAATGCCGGCTGGTTTATTGGTCTATCCGCCGCCGCCGTAAAAATAGAGCATTGGGTGAATGGGATCATCTCAGAGGGAAGCTTTACCAAAGGTCTGAAGGGTGTCGGCGGATCATTCAAAAAGCTGGGCTCAACCATCGCGGAATACGGGCTAGCCATCGCCAAAGGCATCGGCGTGATTGCGCTTTTGACTGAGGCGTATTTGATTGCCGCCTCCGCCATTAAAATGGGCAAGGCCGCTACTGTTGAAGGGCAAACCATTGCCGATTTACACAGGCAAACCATCAGCCTCAAAGACAGATTGCTGAAGGAATTGGAAATGAAGTTCAGTCTCGGCCAAATTGGAAAAGCTGAGTATAACGCCTTGAATTACAAACTTAACAGCGGAACAAATAACAGCGACATCCGGCGGATACAAAACCGTTTTTTACAGTTGAATGAAATTTATGATCCGGGCGAAAAAGCCGAGGAAATCAACACCAAGGCCGGCCAGCGTAAGGCCAATGCCGACAAGGAACTCAATACTCTCATTCACGGCAAGCGGGATGAAGCTCAAATCCAGTCGGCGCTCAATAGCGGAACAGCCATTCAGGCAAAACTGGAGGCGGATATCGCCGTCCTGAAATCAAAGCAGGCATTGACCGCCGATGAAAATATCACGCTCGTGGAAAAGGAGGCGGAATTGTCGGAGCAGATGTTACAAAATGCGAAGGACAAAGAAGCCCTGAAAGAAAAGGAACTGGAAACCCAAAAAGAGGCATTGCGCGTCGTCGAGGAGCAAAACAAAGCTTCGCAGGAAATCGCGGATTTGGAAAACCAAAAGGCCCGTCACAACGACCGCTTCAGCACCATCGAGGAAATCGCCGGGCGCAATTTCGCCAAAAATCTGAACCAGCGGTATGGCCAAGGCGGACGCTTCGACCTCGGCACCGGGAACGGGCGGGGCGGCCAGGCGGCGCGGGATTTCATGGAAGCCGAAAAGCGGCAGCTTTACGACCGCCAGTTCGCCCGCGACCACTACGAAGCCGGCGGCGAAGAGGTAGATCCCAGCGTCCTTGGTGCAAAGTTTGTCTCCCGTGCTTCGATCTTGGGCGCGGATCAATCCCGCATGAAGCAGGCCCGCTCCGCCATGGAAAGCACCGGGGTTCAAGCCGGCGATTCCCAGCTCGCCGCCATTGACGCCAAACTCGAAACCCTAAATGCCACCCTCGACAGATTAAATACCCTGGCCACTGGCGATGGTCTCCATACCAAACTGACCGCTGACTAAATTTATATGAGCGCATCCCCCGCATCCATTCTCTATTCGTCATCGCCCATGACCGATTTTGCGATGGGCGGTCAGCCGCGCCCCAAATGGCTGCTCCCCCAGCAATGCCCAATCCGCCGCAAGGCATTCCAATGGGATGTGCCCTATTCCACCAAGTTCGCCACCATCGGCAACAATGGCACCTACGATTACAACACGCCATCCACCACGCTGGGGCTTTCCAGCGCCGATGCCATTCTCGTCAACTATTCCCAGCCGCAAGACCTCGGCGCGGCCATTGCCGTGGGGAATGCCACCTTCGCCATCGTCCCCGAATCATGGGACGATTACCGCTGGATGCCGGTTTCGTTCGTAGATTTCAACGGCCAATATCCTTCCACCGCGCCATCCTCATCCATCCTCCCCGCCAACATCATCCCGCGCAGCTCGTTTTCGGATATCGTCCCCGTAAAGTTCACCTTTGATTATTACGTTGTCGATCAGAACCACATCATCAGCACCGTGGCCAATAATACTCCGGGCATCGCCACCACGCTGAAAGACACCGCTGGCAACGCCGTCAAAGTCGTTTACAAAGCCGGCGATATTCCGTCCGTGCCCAAGGCTAATTTCGGCGTGGATTGGTCCTTTGGCAATACGCGCAGCGGGAATCTCACCAATTTCGGCGGCACCGGCGTCGGCGGCAATACCTATTACCAGACCCTGCCCACCAAGGAAGAATATCAGCAGATGATCGCCAACGCGGACGCCGGCGGCTGGAACACCAACGTCTGGGATGGCACCACCACCGGAATATTCCCCG